TCTTTAGAAATGCCTTTTTACATTTAGGACACCTTTTGGCGTGAGCTGAAGGAGAAGTAAATGGAAGATGACAATCTATACAGTTAAAAGTATTATCCTGAAACCCCCCGTATCGAAAGTGAAGTGGTTGGAAAGGGGGACGATTGATTATCTTGTTGTTCATTAGGAGCCATTAATGGACATTTAGATTGGGAACAAAAAGCTGTTTCAGATTCATTTGTATAATTACAAAGAGAACATTTACCTAATTGCATGAAACCACCTAACTGCCAAACTATTCCAAGCTACTTTAGCTAGATGGTTCTCGGTCCTATCCCCACTCATATAAAGATGAAGATGGTTGGAAGCATGATTGAGACAATCTATTAGGAAGTCATCCCCACCTTTCTTCCAGGAATCCCCATATTTAGTTAAACCTTCTTCAAAAATAGAAGCAAGTTCATCTATAAATTCTATTGGAATTAGGTCATGTCGTGGGCGTTTAGTATCTCTTTTGCCCTGGCCTTCGGGCATAACATTATCTAATTGCTCTCTAACTTCTATAGGCATTCCTTTATCCATATTTCTAAATCTAGCTTCTTTCATTTTTTTCTCTTTCTTTTTCATATTTTTATCTCTTCCATATCTTTCCAATTTTCTCCTATAGTACTCTCGCAAGGTATAACAAGATCAAAGTCCCTACTAAGACTACAAGTCCGAAAATCAATTCGTACTTCCACATTCTTTTTAAATACTGTAGCATATTCTTCTTCTTTCCCTTCTGGTACTTCTGCTAAAAATCCATCATGTGCCTCAATTAGTGGGCGGGCATAAGGGCACTCAGAGAATGTTTTGACTAGACTCTGCTTAAGGTAATCAGTAACAATGGCTTGGGGTAGAAATGAGATTGCCTCATTAATCGTATGTTCATCAATACGGCCAAAAAAGTCACGTCGCCGGCCGTTAGGAGCAACCAAAACTCTCTCTTTCATGATATGTTCTCTTATTCCTTTATGGAACACACCACGAATGTTTGGTTGGTTATCATGGAATTTCTTAAGAATCTTAGCACAATCCATTACTGGCTGGTGAATCATCATCATTAAACGATCTTCTTTCATATTTCGTTCACCGGCATGACGGACTGTTTTCGAGACATAGTAGCGATCTTCACCATTGACAAGAATTGATTTTTTTATTTCCAATGGTGGACAATCGTATACCCAGCTACCAGTAAGTTTATGTATACCAATAGGTCCATCAAATTGTTGTAATATGTCAAAATCTGAGGATAATACCGCATCCACTCTAGCTTCTGCTTGGCTAAGATCATTTTCAACAAATATATAACCAGGAGAAGGCACGAACATACTACGTATATCTTTTCCATAAGTTTCTCCATCCACCGCAAATCCATGCTTTCCTATTGTTTGAAAAGAATGCCCAAGATTACCCATCTTGACTACACCATTATCCTGTAGATAAAGTATGTAATCAGTAGTTTCACCGGCCGAAGAACGACCATTTACTGTCCCCGCCAGGTTGAATTCACAACGGAATTTCCCATCTGGATAAAGAGGTGGTACAAGAAGTTCAATAACTTTATGCAACTTACGACAATCAATAATGGTACGGAGAATATCCCTGCAATTATATGATGGTGAATTACCCATCCAGAGAAGCAATTCAAGTGATTCTTCATCTGCTGAAGGTTTTCCAGTAGAAGTGTGTTTTGTACCACGTATAGCTTTATAGCCCAATTCTTCATAAACTAACCTCTGACAAACTAGAGAGCTAAGAGGATTTATTTCTCGGCCGACAAGGAGCTGGAGCTTGTATTTGTAGGTTTCATAAAGTGACTCATATTTACCGATAAGATTACGCCGTTGTTGATTATCGACTCGTATGCCGTTATCTTCCATTTGTTTGTAGATGGGTAGAATGTCCATCTGCATTCTATACACGTTGGCGGTGTTAGTTTCTTTAACTTCTTCCAGTTGTTGTGAATAAATTTGATGTGTAGCCAAGCTATCTTTAGCATTATAGATATATAATTTTTGCCGATCATAGAAGCTTGGATCATAATCTTTCCCCTCATCCTTAAAATAAGGCATGTCTGTGTAGATACTTGTCAAGAATCCTAAGTTTTTAGGAAACTCACAATAAAGACAATTGGCTGCTATCATTGTGTCACCAACTACATTCTTTACTGTCAGTCCCCACTTCTCAAGTTTCCGCCAATCGAATTTCACATTCTGGTTGACTTTCGGAATGTCACTTCGGAGTAGCTCGGCCACGACCAGGAGCATCAAAACCCGATCATCTTCATTAATGTGATAGTCGAGAATGGGTACACAACAAGATTCAAGGCCGTCGAAACAAAAAGATATACAAGTAGGAATATTAGCGAAAGTTTCGATATCAAAGACCACAAAATTAGGATTTTTCTCCAATTGTCTTCTGAAATATCCTTTGACTTGTCCGGGCGTTTGGGCCACCCAACACTGGCCAATTTCAGGTATTGGGCCTTCAAGTAATTCATTACGTTTGACTTTTGAGAAATCAAGTCTTGAGATAAATTCGAGCTTAGGTTCTTCATATAGGTATGGATGGGGGCCGAGAATAGGGATTACTCTTCGTATTGGTACGCTATTATATGGTAAAATTGATCCACGAAACTTGCGTATTCCCGATAATCCAGTACAGAATTGAAAGGCCAATTCACCAAGTGGGACCAAAATCGAGCTTCCGAGTTGCTGAATTTCATTTGTAAGGATATTTTTGTATTCATCTGTAAGTAATTCTCTATTCCTTTTAGTTGCATCTTTACCAGACTTATTAGTTATCTTTTCTTTAATAAGACAGGTGAGCCAAAATTTCTCAAAGTCTAAACCTTGGCTGTAAGCCAGTTTACGAAGTTTGATTTCTGGATCACCTGAAATAGCAAGTTCTGTCGAAACATCACTTTCGGCACCGCCGTCAGCAATGAGCATAATGCGGGCAGAAGCATAACCACGACCACGGATCAATCTGTTTGTACCTCATAATAGATATATTTAGGAAAATAAGGATTATCCCATTCAGGTTTAACACCTAATTCCATACAAGTTTGATCATATGCTTCTTTTGTAGATTCTTTTATTACTTTATAGTGAATATCATCATCATATTCACCATTAGGGTTATTAAGCCCTCGATAGACTTTACCAATTTCTAAAGGGTATTCTTTATGAGTTCCTATTGTCATTCTTTTGGTTGTGCCACACGTGCCTGATGTCCATTTACTCGCATTTCGACACGGAACTCTTTAGGGTTATCAACAGGGTGCTGTATTTGTGTTATCTGAAGAGTTGATCCTTTTTTTACCTGCATGGCCATTTCTGCTAGGACTGTATACTCTAAGTCATCTTCTGGCTCCATATTAAAAGCTCGGCAGTCACGATCGAAATTGAATGTTATTTTCATAAGCCTCGTATAATTCCTATAAGGATAACTGTTCCGATAATAAGTACAATTAAAATTAAAGTAATTGGTAATATCTTGACTCTCATAAATTTGTAGGGCTGCTATCTCATAGTGCAGCATGATGCCTCATTTAAAGAGTGCTACTTAAGAAGATTGGAGGAAATTCTTGTTCGCGCCTCTCACCCCAATTCCTTTCTTTATAAGTACCACGGATCAGAACAGGCAAATTTACCATCTGAACTATGGTACATTCTTAAAAAGGAGTTTTCTGATTAGCTCCAGCTCCATAAGGAAGATAACCCTCGATAGTATTTTGAGGATTCCCCTTATAGATTTCAGTTGTGAGTTTTACATCTAGTTTTTTACCTAAAAGATGTCCCGTGTCGAGATCCATCTCTTCAGTAACTTTCTTCCCCATCACTGCTTCATAAAGAGGAATAATCATAGCAATGAGCTTACTATTGAAATACTGATTCATCTCTTTACCGTGTTTATCAATAGTCAGAGTAACAATTGTATTAATACTCTGTTTATCGGCTGAAGGTGTTGGATCAGAAACTTTTGTAATTGTCGCTCCATACCATCCACCTTCAAGTGTTTTTAACTTCTCTATATCGGCTTTAGTGATCTTGATTATTGGCATGTACTTTTTGATTTTCCTTTGGTTTTTTATTTATCTTCTTTATAGGTTGTATCACTTAGTGGAATCAACCTCGTGGAAGTTGACTCTTTTTTGGGAGCTTTGGGATCAGACTTAGCATATCTAGGTATATATTCAATGAGTAGTCCTATATCTTTATTATGGATTAGATAGTCTAAAACTGTATCTGATTCTTCAATCAAAATCTTTTGTTGCTTTCCTTCTCTTATCCAACTAAGAAGCCACACTGAGAACCTCTTTCTTTAAGAGATTTTGCATCTCTTCATAAAATGACTTTCCTGTAATGTCCCACCGGCCCTCGGGAAGCCCACTGTAGGATGTTCTGGCTATCCCACCTTTAAAAGTCACATAATATTTGTCACATCCATTTATTGTCTCACGTTCAAACTTGAAGATATGATCGAAATGAGTCTGTATGTTGACTCCTATTTTATCACGTATTGATAGTTTCTCACCAACGACAATAGATTCAGCATAGGTCATTTCACGGCCCTGGAAATCAAGAGGTTTGCCAAACTTGTCAATAAGATGGGCACTAACAATAATATTTGGAATAGGGATAGACTTAATGAAAGCCATGTAATCACTCGCGGCTTGACTTTCGAGTCCATAATCTTCCGGGCCGGCCATAGAAACAGGACCGATCCATTTTCCTTTTCTATCTTTATCTGTACCATGAGTCATGGAGATAGCTTGACAAATAAAGGCATAACACTCATTTGTGATGGAATCAGTAATGTGAGTTTTTACATCTAACTGACCAGTGCGGGCTTGAATAGAGAACACTTCAAGTTTTTTATTTAGTTCAGGAATTAAACCATCAGATTTTGGAGGAAAATAGTCGTAAGTTATCTTAGAGCGATCTATCCAAGGTGCTCCAAGAAGTCCACGTATGCGGCCATCAAAATCATTAATGTGAATAGGTGATGGAAAGCTGGCCGCTGCAACAGTTTTGCCACTTCCACTTTGACCTACAAAAAGACCAACAAAACGGGTTTCGGGAGTAAGATCAGAGGCTTTGGGCATCTTCATCCTCTGATTCAAGATAACCTAATCCATCACAAATAGGACAAGGTTCATCTTTTTGTACTCCATTTTGATCTGTTTCTAATCCAGTACCATTACAAAATTGACATTTTTCTCTCATACAATCCCCATCTCCTCTAATTTTTTTCTAGTCTCGATTTTTTCTTTGTCTTTTCTGGACATAGAGCACTCTGCACATCGCGGGCGAGCAAGTTTGAGTTGTCTGTAGTCTAAAATAATTTCATTTAAATTACACTTGCCACACATTGAAGATTTACCTTCTAAGTTAATTGCTAGTTCAATTTGTGTGCAATGTGGATCGGCACATTTGAAAATAGATTCTTTCCAATCTGTCTTGTCAGTACCAGTGCGACGGATGTAGGTGTGGATATGATTTAAACTAGCCAAGATCTACCTCAATTTCTTTTCCGGAAATTACTGCTCCATTATAATTCATTTCATCATTATCCTGGTTCCAGAAAACTAAATCAAAATCTTGAATTTCTTCCAAAGATTTTTTACTTGTTAAATCATCAATAAACTCTTTAAGTGTCATGATAATCTCTTCCCTTCTCTATTTTCTACATAGCAAGGCACTCCAAGTTTCTCATATTCTTCTAAACACCGAAAAATATCATCTTTATCAGAACTAACCACTAAGAGAGGATCAAGAGTATGAGATTTTTCTAATCGTGCTCGTCTCAAGAAGTAATATTCTTTCTTGTCGGCTGGGAGTCTGGAGAAAA